TGTTGGCGATCGGATTTGTCGAATGGGTCGCCAAGAAAGTACGCAACCAAGACGATGATTGGGGTGGGCATTGGCCGTATTGAAATCTGTATTGCTTCCATACCCTAACAGCCTCTTAAATCCAAATAGGAAAGCTAATAGGCACGTTAAAGCGAAGATTTTTAAAAAGACCAAAAGCGAGGCATACGAGATAGCCATGCAGTCAGGATTGCAGGGGATTCAGCAAAGGAAAATCCGATTGCTGTTTTCCCCGCCTGACAAAAGACGGCGCGATATAGACAACATGCTGGCAAGCATGAAAGCCTCTTTGGACGGTATCGCCTTAGCGATAGGGTGTGATGATGTTGAGTTTTGTCCTGTAATTTTAGACCGTGCGCCGCCGGTAAAAGGCGGTTCGGTATTAGTGGAGTTTTACGAATGAGCAAAACAAAAGAGGAAAAGAAGCACCTTGAGCGTGTGGCCTCTATCGGTTGTATCGTCTGCCGTAATGAGGGGCGATTCAACATACCGGCAGAGGTACACCATATCCGAAACGGTGCAGGAATGGGCAGGCGCAATAGCCATTTTGAGACGATACCGCTATGCCCTGCACATCATCGGACTGGTGGAGTAGGGATAGCCTTTCACGCCGCGCCGCGAACGTTTGAGAGCTTATACGGCACGGAAAGGGAATTGTTGAAACAGGTTGAGGAGATTTTAAGTTGGCAGTAAATCAGCAAGGAAGAGCCATTAAATGCAAAGCGTAGCGTACAAGCTGACGAAAGACAACAAGCGGCCTTTGATGACGACCATCTACAACAATCTAGGGGCGTGGTTAGAGGCAAACGCAGAGCTTGAGGTATGTATTAGGCCGTATAAATCTAAGAGGAGCATAGAGCAGAATAGGCGGTTATGGAGTATCTACGGCAAATTGGCAGATGAGGCGTGGGTAAACGGCAGGCGATACAGCGCGGAAACGTGGCACGAGTATTGCAAAGGCTACTTTCTGGGCTTTGAGTTAAAAGCCATGCCAGACGGTAGCGAGCTTAAAACGCCAATCAGCACGACAACGCTAAACACGGCAGAGATGACAGACTATCAGAACCGCTTGCAGGCGTGGGCGGCGGGTAACTTTGGGTTAATTTGGGAATTTTAAGGGCGGGAAATGTATCACACGGTAGAGCAGGTTTTAGCGGACGTATATAAAATTCGAGGCGTGAGAATGGAGCCGATGAACAACACGGCTTCAGTTTGCGCTTGGTGCGAGAGTAAAGGCGTTACCGGCGGCGGTGGCGATTTGACACAGGCCGAAACACACGCAAACGCCGCGATGATTATCAGCCGTATTGAGCGCGTATTGAATCGGCACGAGCTTGCGGTAGTGGAGTGTAAATACAGCGAGGATTTGAGCGGAATCGTGGATATTACCGCCTATATCGAAAAACAAAACGATGGCGTGAACTTGCTGATATGTGATGCGCTGGTAAGCCATGTTTTAAGAGAGATACCTAAACGACTTGAGATTATGGATAAATACGATATTTCTAACGGGTATTTTTACAAACAACTAAAAAAAGTGAAATCGATTATTGCCGCGTTGGAAAATACGACAGAGGTAAAGCTGTATGATGAATTTAAATCCTGTGGCATAATTCGTCCACTAACTCACTATTAAACACAAAGGATTAAAAATGAAGAAATTATTAATTGCCGCTATAGTTTCCGCTGCTGTCTTGGCTGGCTGCACTGACGTGAAAGATGTGGTTATCAGTAAAAAGGAAGATATTGAAACACATTCAAGCGATTTGAAGAAATTACCTGATGAAGATAAAAAATTGGTTATTGGGTACTTTCTGCGCGCAGAGGGAAACGGCCTGTTTGGCGAAAAGGCGGAATATGGTGTAACGGTCGGCGAAGCAATCAAACGGCAAAAAGAATTTATTGCCGCTCAAGAGGCTGAGGAAGCGGCGAAGAAAGAGGCTGTTGAAAAAGTGCAAAAAACCTATACGGTAAGTTATTCATGATTTGAAAACACAGAGATTCCCGGCATTGGAGACGGGCTTAACCTGAAATTGTCATTTACCAATAACAGCAATAAAGGCATTACCGCCATTAGTAGTGCGATCAGGTTGGTTGTTGAGGGTGTGGAAGGCTCAGTTACCCTGAATATGGGCGATGAGGTTTTCAAGAAGACACTAAACTCGGGCGATACGGCGGAAATGGTGTTCACGGCAGCGGCTAATGATTTAAGAATGGCGAAAATCAAGCAGGGTAATGCTAAGGTCAATGTGTCATTTGAGAAGTTGGAAGTTTTGTATTCAGACGGGGAAGACGAGAAAATTTTAGAATAACTATTGATGACCGTGGAATGTTTTGATACAATTATGCTATAGTTTGGAAATAGCTATATAAACCGCCTTTATAGGGCGGTTTTTGCGTTTTCAGATGGCCTGAATTTGAGCTTCTATCTGTATGGAAAGCGGCGTTTGAATTTTCAGGGTTTCTAGCCATGCCATAACTGGCAATAGGCAAAAGGGGCGGCGTAGCCGCTGAGGAAGATGCCGCGGACGCTTCCAAATAAACAGGGGTCGCGCCCAATGACGTTGAGTGGAACGTAAAAAACGCGGTGCGAGTGAAACGCGTTTGCCCGGCCTAGATGGTCGCCTGCCATGACAGGCTATAAAGCGGTTCTCGCACTTCGCCCTATTCCTTGCTGGTATAGGGCGTTCCTTTTTCCAATGTGTCGAGTGTGTTTTAGCCGTCTAATTCTGAGAGGGGTCGGAGTTAGACGGTTTCTTTTTTGAGGAGGTGCTATGAGCGACACGAAACGCAAATTAGGCCGTCCGACAGATTACACGAAAGACATGGCCGACGAGATATGCGAAAAAATCTCAGGCGGATTGAGTTTGAGAGCTATTTGCGCTGAGGCTGGAATGCCAGCGCGTGGCACTGTTTATCGCTGGTTGATTGAAAACGCTGATTTTCAAGACCAATACGCGCGCGCGAGAGAGAAACAGGCGGATTATTTCGCAGAAGAAATTATCGAGATTGCCGACAGCGCAGAAGCAGAGAGCGCGGCAGTTTCAAAGGCAAAATTGCAGATAGATGCCCGAAAGTGGGCGGCTTCCAAGATTGCAC